CGAATGATCGTCAAACCTGCACCGGGCCTCAAAGTGCGGCATCCGGTCACGAAGCAGTTTCTGCCGCCTGAAGGCATCGAAGTGCCGGATGGCGATATTTTCTGGACGCGCGCGGTGAACGACGGCGACGTCGTTGTCGACGCGCCCGCAACCGCATCAAAGAAGGCCGGGGGTGACGCGCAATGACCGTCCCGTTCAAACAGATCCCGCAGAACCTGCGCACTCCGCTGTTCTTCGCGGAAATCGATAACTCGCACGCGAACTCAGCCGTTGCAAATCAGCGCGCGCTGCTGATCGGACCCATGACGACGGGCGCGGCTGTCGCAAACACGCCGCTTCTTTCGGCGGGCACCGGCGATGCCAACACGCAGTTCGGTGCGAATTCTGTACTCGCACTGATGGTTGCCGCATATCGCCAGAACGACACGTTTGGCGAACTGTGGACGCTCCCATTAGCAGATGCGGCTGGCGCCACCGCTGCAACTGGTTCGATCGCAGTTACTGGCGCGCCGACGGCAAATGGCACGTTGGCGCTGTATATCGCCGGGCAGTTGGTTTCCGTCGCCGTCGCGGCAGGACAGACGACGGCGCAGGTAGCAACGGCCATCGCCGCGGCGATCAATGCGATTCCCGGCATGCCGGTGACCGCAGCAGTCACAACCAGCACTGTCAATCTGACGGCCGATAACAAAGGCCTCGTCGGCAACGACATCGACGTCCGTTTCAACTATCAAGGCGCCGCCAACGGCGAAGTGTTTCCGACTGGTTTTGCCGCGACGATCACGGCGATGGCCGGCGGCGCGACGAACCCGACACTGACGACTGCGCTCGGCAATCTGCTCGACATGCCGTTCGACTTCATCGCGTGCGCGTTCACCGACACCACGTCGATGGATGCGCTGAAAGTGTTCCTGAACGATTCGACGGGCCGCTGGAGCTGGCAACAGCAGGTGTTCGGTCATATGTTTTACGCGTACCGTTCGACGTGGGCTGGTCTCACGACGTTCGGCACCGCGCGGAATAACCAGCACGAAACGGTGATGGGCTTCAACGATTCGCCGACTCCTGCTTGGCAGTGGGCTGCTGCACTCGCTGCAGTCACGGCAGTGAGCGTGCGCGCGGACCCGGGGATTCCCATGCAGACGGTTGCGCTGGCCGGCGTGCTGGCGCCGCCGCTGCAATCGCGATTCAACCTGAGCCAGCGCAACACGCTGCTCTATGACGGCATCTCGACGTTCACGGTTGCCGATGACGGCACGGTCGCGATCGAGAATCTGATCACGACGTACCAGACTAACGCGTCGGGCCAGCCGGACAACAGCTATCTCGAAATCGAGACGATGTTCCTGCTGACCTACGTGCTGCGCCGGCTGCGCACCATGGTGACGACGAAATATGCACGCGTGAAGCTGGCTGCCGACGGCACGCGCTTCGCGCCGGGCTCCGGCATCGTCACGCCGAAGATCATCAAGGCCGACCAGATCGCGGAGTACCGCGCAATGGAGTACGAAGGCTACGTGCAAGGCAGCGACATCTTCGCGCAGTCGATCATCGTCGAACAGAACGCGTCGAATCCGAACCGCGTCGACGTCCTGTGGCCGGGAACTCTCATCAATCAGTTGCGCATCTTTGCGCTGCTGGCGCAGTTCCGTCTCTCGACGACGCAGTCGTAAATCGGCGATCACCGAGCGCCGCCCATCTAGGGCGGCGTTTTCATTTCAGGAGAGCCTTCGATGGCGAACAATACAGGCCTCATTGCCGGCGTTGCATATCTGACGGCGGACGGGGTGAATTACCAGCTCGAGGGCGAGCTGAAGTACGACGTCGGCAGCGTGACGCGCGAGTCGAAAACCGGCCAGGACACGGTGCATGGCTTCAGCGAAATGCCGAAGGCGCCGTACATCAGCGCGTCGATTCGCGATTCGGGCGGCCTGAGCCTCGCGGCGTTCAATGCGATGCGCAATGTCACGCTCGTGCTCGAACTGGCGAATGGCAAGACGGTGATCGGCCGCAACATGTGGACGGTCGAGGCTCAAGAGGTCGACACGGTCGAAGCCAAGTTCACCTGCCGCTGGGAAGGCCTCCAGAACGCAGTCACGGAGCAATGAGCGATGACCGATACGAAAACGATCGTCCTGCGCAAGCCGCTCAAGCACGGCAAGGGCGACGCGGAGACGACAGTCAGCGAGATCACACTTCGTGAGCCGACGGCGGGCGACTATGAGAGCGCAGAACAGGCGTCGGGCGTCTACGGCACGTCCATCGCGCTGATTGCACTGCTCAGTGGCGTGCCGGTCGACGTCATCGACCAGATGTACGGCAGCCAGATCGATGAGGCAGAGGATTTCATCGCTTCCTTCGGCCACGACGCGGCGCGCAATCCTGCTCGCAGCGCGGACGAGATCGTCATTCAGTTGACGAAGCCCGTTCAAATCACGAAGGACGAAAGCGCGTTGAATATGGCGTCGCTGACGCTCTGTGAACCGACTAATCAGCAGAAGCGCAAGGCCGAAGCCGCCGGCGGTCCGTTCTCGCGCATGGTTGCGCTCATCAGCCTGATCGGCAAGGTGCCAAAGAGCTCTGTGCGCGCGTTGTGTGCGCGTGACTTCCTCGAAGCGGTCGCGTACTTCAACGGTTTTCAGGTTCGGCGATCACCGGACTCGGACGACTGATCGCCGAGCAGATCTCGATTCCGGAGTGGTGGGACGACCGTCTCACAGAGCTAACGCACATGATGCGTTTCGATCCTGACCGGGTCGAGCAAATGACAGAAACCGAGACCCTGCACTGGCTCGCGCGAGCGCGTCGCCTGGGCAAACGCATTGGAGTTGGCGCATGAACATCGGTGGCGGCGCAGGCGCGGTGCTTAGCACCGCCTCAGGGATTGGGAATCTGGCGAGTTCGCTCGCGGCGCGGCTCGGCGGATCGGCTGCATCGTATTTCGATCAGTTGCGCCCGGCATCATACCGGGGCGTTCCGTTCGTTTCTCTGGGCAGCGAATCGGCATTCGGGCGGCGTAATCAGGTCCACCAGTATCCGCAGCGTGATACGCCGTGGATCGAAGATCTGGGGCGCGGCGCGCGCCGGATTCGAATGTATGGCTTCGTCGTTGGCGACGACGTCATCACACAGCGCGATGTGATGATCGCGGCGGTCGAGACCGCCGGCGACGGTGAGCTCGTTCACCCGACACTTGGACGACTGTCGGTGAGCCTGATGGACTTCCGGAGCGTCGAGCGTTGGGAGCAGGGCAGATACTTCGAATTCCAGTTCGAATTCATTGAGGCAGGGCAGCGCACTTATCCGACGGCGGCGACTGCGACGACGCAGTCTGTGCTGAACGCGGTGACCGGATTGAACGTAGCAGCGGCGCTGAATTTCGCGAAGACCGCGCTGAATGCGATCTCGTATGGCGCTGCAGTGCTGGCGACAGTCGTCAACACGGCGCTCGGCTGGTACACGTACGCGAAGAACCTCGTCGGCGATGCGCGGAACCTGTTTCAGCTGCTGTTTAACCTGCCGGGAGACTTCGGCCGGTTTGCAGGCAGCGCGACAGTGCCGGCCTTTAGCAAGTATCCGAGCTCGTCGGTGCAGTCGGATCAGACGACGCAGTCGATGATCCTCGCTGCAGCGGCGGCGCGGGCAGGAGTCAGTGCGGCCGCCGATGCCATGGCGGCCGCCGCCGCGGGCTTTGACGCGACGACGGTCGATGCATTCACCGCGTCAGTGCAAGGCGTAACGGGTGCCGTTCTCTCGGCAACCAACGACCCGACCGACTCGATTCGTCTGTTGTCGACGCTTTCGGCGTTCGTTCCGGATGCCGTCACGACGACGTCCGTTATCGGTACGGCGATGGGCGACATGCAGTCCGCGTGCAGCGACCTGTTCCGCCGAACGTCTATCGGCGCGGTCGCGCAGGCATCGTCGACATATCAGCCGACGTCGAGCGACGACGCCGCGCGCGTGAGGGATCTGGTTACCGATCTGATCGACGCGGAGATGACGGTCGCGGGAGATCAGGGGGACGACGAGACATACGAAGCTCTGTCGACCCTGCGTGCGGCGGTCGTGGCGGACCTTAACAAGCGCGGCGCGGGGCTGTCGTCGATCAAGACGTTCAGTGTGCCGGCGCCAATGCCATCCCTCGCGCTTGCAACGCGGCTTTATCGCGATCCGACGCGCGCTGACGAACTCGTAGCGCAGGCGAACCCGGTGCATCCGGCCTTTATGCCCACGACCTTCAAGGCGTTGGCGAACTGATTCTCGAGCGGGTTCATGGCAAGCAAAATCTCGATTGCGATCACCGCAAAGAATCAGGCATCTGGCCCGATCAGGCAGGTGACGAACAGTCTTTCGAAGCTGCAGGCGCAGGCCAATAAGGGCAAATTGAGCAGTTTGGGTAGCTCGATCGCTGCCGGGTTCAATTCGAACAGCGGCGCGATCTCCGAAATCGCCAGCTTCGTCGGAAAGGCGGGCATCATCGGCGGCATCACGGCGCTGACGGTGAAGATTGCACAGATGGAATCGCAGTGGGCATCGTCGGTGCGCTCAATGAGCAATCTGGCCGTCCGCAGCGGTCTGTCCACGCCGGCGGCGTACGGCGTGCAGTACGCCGGTCGCCTCGCAGGACTTTCGCCAGAACAGGCAAACGCCGGCATTGAGCAGGTGCGCCAGACTTATAGCGATGCGATCAACAACCGGAATCCGGAGGCGCTGAAGCGCTACCAGGCTGCTGGCATCTCGACGGACCCGAACCGCCTTGAGTCCATCGAATCGGTGCTGACGAAGCTCGCCGCGTACTCCGAAACGCTGCGCGGCCAAGGGAAATACGGCGGCGCCCAGAACTTCCTGAACGCAGCCGGCGCGGGCTCCCTGGTTGATTTCCTGAACCGCGGTCCCGCGCAGGTGTCTGCGGATCTCGCGACCGCGAAGGCATACATCCCGGATGAGCAGGATATTCAGCGTGCGCGCGAGTACGCCGACGCATCTGCCAAGCTTGGCGTCACGTACGACCGTTTGAAGACGACTGTGCTGAGCGGCGTCGAGCCGGCGTTTAACTCACTGTTGCAAGGTGTGCAGTTCTTCTTCGACGCCGCAAGCGGTCGCGGACGGCCATCGTCGCAACCGAGCGGCGCGAATAGCACTGAACAGCGCGTATGGGATGGCTTCGAGCGCTTCGGTAACGCGCTGCGCGGGCGCGGCGCGTCGACCATGGCGGAACTGAGCGAGAAGACGTCTGTTGGCAATGGCGCTCAGTTGGTGCAGGCGCGGTCAGATGTCGAGTGGTACATGAATCACGGCCTGTCGCGCGAGCGCGCGATTGGCATGGTCGCCAATTCGAGCCGTGAAAGCGGCCTTGATGAGCGAGCGGTTGGTGACAACGGGAAAGCGGTCGGGCTTTTTCAGTGGCATCCAGATCGCCAGGCGATATACGAGCGCACGTTCGGAAGGCCGCTCGCGTCCGCAAGCCATGAGGAGCAGCTCGGCTACTCGCTGTGGGAGCTTCAGCACCACGAGCGGGCCGCTGGTGATGCCCTGATGGCGTCGACGACTGCTGCCGATGCCGCCGCGAAGGTCTCATCTCTGTACGAGCGGCCCAAGGATCCAAACGAAGCAAACGTCCGCGCGGGAATCGCTCGTCAACTGGACGAACAGCTAGGTGCCGGATCTGGCGAAGCAGGCAAGGTCCGTGTGGAGATCGTCCATAAGAATGCGCCGCCCGGCACCAGTACCAACGTCACGTCGTCTCCGAACGTCGACACTCAACTGAAAACAGATCGCCAGCAAGCTCCGCTTGG